CCTTGAGTTGCGCCAGTAATTCCCGCCGAAAGCCTTGCGCGGTAATCTGTGCTCATTGGCCCTTGCGTAGCAGGATACCGATACATTTTATCATTATAAGGGTTTGAGCCGTCGTATAAAACACTTGGACCTCTCATTCGTTGCGCTTCCATCTCTTGATTGTACGATTGCTGCGCTTGTTCTTTTGTTCCGTAAACTCCAGGAGACAACCGATACTGCCCCTGAGCGTTTGGAGTCGTGTCTAATTGAGGGCCACGTTGCCGATTTAGTTCTTGCTCGTAAGCGCTTTTTTGATCCTGTTGCTGCTGCGGCTGTGCCCCCGTAGTCAAGCCTTTCTGCCAGTTTAGGCCGTACTTAGCGCCAGTTTGCTCGGCTATGGCTTTATTCCTAGCGTATGCCTCAGAATTAACGTCCATCCCCTTTGCGCGGTTAAGCGCTTCCTGGTAACGCCGCATCTCCATAGGATCTCTGCCTATGGACGCTCTGCCGCCACCTGCTTTTGGATCCCTGCCCATTGCCCCTTTAGTTGCCATATTATTCCTTACGCTTTAGCCTTAGTCTTTCCATAAGCCTTCTCCAATGCACCTCGCATTGTAGCAGACCCTCTTAATTTGCCTGTATCGTCTCTGTACATTCCCGGCGAAACTCTTTGTACTTTACCTTTTTCAGGTCGAACTAACGCCATGCTGTTTTCTACTGGAGCTGCTCCAGTGACCGCGCCGCCGAGTAGCTTTATAGCGCCGTTTGTGTAACTGTCATATTGGAATTGACTAATCTTATTGGCTTTCATCTTCTCATCTAGCTTTAGCTTAAAAGCGTCCATAGTAAAGCCTTGTTGTGCCGCAAAATGTCGCATGTTTGCCGCAGCTTTTGCTGGATCGTCCCCCGCATTGCTTACAGCAGCTTTGGCGTACCACACAGCAGCGTTAGTCATCTTTTTTCCTGAAAGCCCATAAGAAGCCGCAATCGCCTGAGACATTTCAAGCGCTTGACTCCAAGAGTTGGGATTAGCGGCAACAACCTTGTCCAGCTCTTTCCATTTCATGATTTTGCCATCACTGCCAAAATCATATTTTGACCCGTCGGCAAGAGTGCCTTGATATTTATCGTCTAGTACTCCTGCTTTTTTCAAAGACTTGCGGATACCGTCGCGCAACATTTGCCCTTCAGTTTTTTTGGAGCCAAAATACTTAGAACTGGCATATCCTATTAGCGCGCCTGCAACCATTCCAATAGGACCAAAGTAAGCTCCTGCCATAGCTCCTCCCATAGCAGCAGAGTTATCTCTCCTAGCTCCCGCACCAGAGCCTCCTATCATCTCTGCGGTTTTATATGCTCCGTAAGCCGACGCTGCCCCTCCAAGGCCAGGAGCAAGGTAATCAGGAGCGAAATTCGCTAGTTGAGTTTGCGCGGAAGTTCCCAATGCGCCAGAAGCCGCAAGTTGCACTCCGCCAGAAGCTCCGTAAATCCCAGCTCCGATTTTATCCCCGCCTTTGTATGCTTGATAAGCAGCAATAATTTGCGCCGCCCCCAACGCTCCTTGCCCCACTTTGTCCCAATTGACGCTGCCCATAAACCCAGGATTGCTCAATGCTTCTGGTGGGACTAAACTTAATTTGTCGCCTGCGAGCGCTGAGGTCTGCTCCATCAATTGAGGATTTGCATAATCAAGAGTTGGATTAATATCAGGCAAATTAGAACCACCAGGACGAAAAACATTTGCTGGACCTTGAATTGGTCCCCCCGACGTAGGAGCTGTTATAGAAGGCGCGTCATATGTTCCTGGAAGCCCCATCTCCTTATACCAATCAGGAGCTGGAAACCCTCTCATGCCCCAACCAGTTAGCGCAGTCCCTGCAACCGCACCGCCAACCTGTCGAAGCTGAGCGCCCTGCTGTGCCCTAGCCGCAGCGTCTGCCTGCTCCTGCTTAGTTGGAGGCTTGCCAAATTCCTTGACCATCTCATCCCAAGCAACCTCCCTTGGCCAGCCGTTGCTAGTAAGCCATGCGTAATATAGTTCCTTGTTCTGTCGTGCTTGTGGAGGCGCTGCTTGTATCATATCTACCCATTTCCAAAAGAGACAATCCCGTTATAAGCAAAAATATTGTCGCTTATTTGACCGCCTGCATAAATATACTTGCCTGGATTATCCTTACTAAAATCCTCATTAAGCTGTAATTGGTATCTCGGCTTAATGCTGTCTAGCCCGTGAATTTCTCCAAACTTCTCCATTACCCCAAGCTCTAACGTCTTCTCATTAAAAAGACTAACATCAGTATCAGCCAAAAAAGTGCTATAAGCACCATCGTAAAACGTCCAAAGAACAGTCCCATCCGTTACGGTCCCTGCCGTATGGGTTGGAGGAGTTGCTCCAGTAGTACCACCTAGAGTAGTCTGGTAGTAATTGCCGTTATAAGAGCAATAAGACAATGCTAAGAATGAGGTTGCGGTTATCCATGTTTTAGGCCGAACCGCCCTATCTGCAATATATTCAAAGATAATAATATCGCCAGAAGCTCCAGGTGTAGGCGATATTAACAACTCGCTATTGCTAACACCACGCAACTGAAAGCGCTGAAGAATAGTAGGATTAAGACCAAATCCGCGTACTTCTGCATAGGCTTGTTCTGTCATTGGACCAAGCAACTTCCACCTGGTTGATGAGTTCCAAAAAGTCTCGTAATGATAAGAGGAAAACGCTGCTGGAAGTGCGTAAGTAGCCTGCCCATTTACTAGCGTAATAGATCCTGAAGCAAACAATTTGCGCCAAGGATACGCTGTTGCCATCTCTTGATTGATGCGCTGAGTAATAGCTAAGAGCTGCTTAGTGGTAGTTTCTACAGATGCAGTAATGTTGGACTCAACAGTGTATCCAGCTTCATTTGCAACATTGGTAACAACACTAAGCAGCGTCATAGTTATGCCTTTTTAGGTCGGCCTCGTTTGCGCGGAGCATCGTCTTCAACAACCCCCTCCTCAGAAAGCTCTTCAACGTCGTCTTCTACCTCGACAGATCGGATCACCTCCCTTTTAGCGGATCGCAAGCTAGTTCCCTCGTTTGCTTCAACCCTTTGCATTAAAAGCTCAACTTGCTCTTCTAACTTCTCTGTTCGCTTTAACTCTCTAGCTAGTTGTTGCCGTAGCGCTACAAACTCTGCTTCTGGAGCACTAGCTGCGTCAATCCAGTCCTTAGCCATCTTAACAAACTTGCTTAGTGGCCCAAGCCTTCGTTTCATTTCGTCATGAGTAACCGCAAGCTGCTCAACGGTCTTAAAGCCAAGGTGCTGCAACTCTCTCATTGCAGACCCTGTTAATGGAGGCCATTCAGATAACGGCGTCCCACTAAGGATTGGCTCGCTACCAGTAGAAAAAGCGCCGTAAAGGTCAGCATACTCTGCCTTGTCTTGTGGCTCTATCTTACGAACTGTCTCATCTCCACCTGGAAATTGAATAGATATAGACGGTATCTCGTCAAAGATTGCCCGCCCTGCCTCTGCGCTCTTGTTTACGTTCTCGTTGTAAGCGTTAAAGAACCGCACGTTAGCGCCACTATAGCGTTTACGCCCCTGCGACCCTCCGTTCATTAAATCGTTCCAAGGTATTTGTGCCATCTAGTTTCCCCTCTATACACGTTACTATTTAAGAATATCACTCTGTAGACATCGGTATCAGCTTCTATTAGTAGTGCCGATATGTTTACAGAGGGAATCAATAACATACTGTTACTGAACTGATATTCCACCGATACCGATGTTTATTCCAATGAACATAAGCCAACCTCCGCTAACAAAGAGCAACAATAAGAGTAGCTGTAGTGCTGGTAGCATATACTCTTGCAGCAAATATGGGTAACAACGTTCCCGCTGAAACTGTTAGCTGTACTGGCACCGTATCACTTTGCGCCAGTACGTTTATAACGCCTGCTCCGCCAACCCACAAACCTCTAACACCTACTAGGTTTGTTGAATCCGATGGAACTACAATGCTTAATTTAGATCCTGAAAACATTGCCCCAGGATTGCTTGGTGTATAATCTGCCATAGATCCTCTAAAAAGGGGGTGCTATACAAGCCACCCCGTAAAGCTAAGTTGCCTTAGTGTGTAGTAAAGCCATCCAATTTGTACTTGACTGGCGAATACACTGAAGACCTTGAAGAGTCGTTACCGTTGTTCCAGTAGCGCCAACAATGGTTGTATTGAGTGTCTGAGAGCTTTGAGCATAAACCTTTATGCTGTTAGCTCCATTGTTCGCAATATAAACAACTTGACCGATTGGACACTCAATAGGCAATTTTACACCTGTACTTGCTGCTGCTGTTCCAACCAAGTTTACAAACGAGGTAAGAGCAAGTGCATCAGTAATAGTGGTGCCTGCTGCTGTTAGTGCTACAGACGAAGACAAAGTTGGAGCCGAAGAAAGTGTTTCAGTAGTTGCTACCAAAGCCAACTCTGCGGGTAATCCCAACCCCATGAGATCATTAAGAAGTGCCATGAAATCCTTTAAAAAAGGGGCTCGCTATACAAGCCAAGCCCCGTTTTGGTTAGTTAAGTGTTAAATAGCCAGTTGATTTCAACTCTACGCTTGCTGCACCCGTTGTAAGGGTAGTAGCAGATACGTTTTTGATTGTTGTCGAACCAGCATCATCAGCCACACCAGCAGCAGCCGTCGTAAGAAGAGGAGTATTTGCAACATACGATGCTGCAATTTTACCCTTAATTCCCTTACCAACTCCACCACCAGCCGCACCACCGATCCATACCCATGCAAACTCATTAATCAACAACGCAACTTGAGCAACACCAACGTGCTGAACAATGGTTGAAGCACCAGAAGTTTCTGCTGCGGTAAATGTGTCTGTGATCAAAACAAATGCGTACTGAGCAACAGCAGCACTTGCTTTAACAAACATCCATGCGCCGTCCGTATCCGACCCAATATCACCCACCCTTGCTGGGACGATTGCTGGATCTGTTCCGTAAGACTTTTTGTAATTAACTCCAAATGATCCTGAACCTGACATAATTCAATTCTCCTTAACTTTAAGTGTAAATTACAGCCTGAAGTGCTGGAGCTGAACAACAGAGGTTACCCTCCACTATCACCACAGTAAACACCGCATCCTGATCAACAGGACGTGACATCTCTGGGGCTAGTGGCTTGAAATCTGCTCCACGAACCATATCAAAGCTGAAATACTTAGTATTCATAAGACGGCATGAGTTTGTCTCTAAAACAGAAGAAGCAAATCCACCGTCAAATACAAAGTCACAACCGTCATAGCTAAGACTACGAAAACCAGCCACAACCTTCTTTGATGGAAGATTAATACGCTGAATTGCAGTCAAAGAGCTATGTAGAAACTTCCAAGCCGCACGGTCCATAAGACCTAGGTCTGGTTGCTCGTCACCACGAACTATTTGGCTAATAGCGTCAGAAACTGCTTCCTGTACGTTAGCTGCTGTTAGTACGGTGTTGATAGCAATGTTCCTTGCCCAAGTGTTAGTAGCACGATCAATAGTGCCGTAAGTACCAGAAGAAGGTGATGTTGAAATCGCCTTCTTGATACCGTCGAACTCTAGTCCTGCTGAACCAGTACCATCACCACGAAGTGATGTAGATACAGTGTTCTTTAGACGTGATACTGCTGCCTTCATCTTAGTTTCAACAAGGTCAAGCAACTGAGCATCGTCACGATTAGCGCGGCGATCACGGCCTGAAATTGCTATTGGCTCATAAGCCTGCTTAATAGCAAATCGAAAAGCTGTGAAATCGTCTATTGCATCAAGGTTGAAAGATGAGAATCCAGCATAAAAACCTCCCTGAGCCGCATCATTGTACATGATAGGCTTACGAAGCTCATATCCACCGCTGAATTTGCGAATTAGACCCTGGTCGTCAAGCGAAGCAAGCAACGGATTGTGGTGTAGCACCTCGTCCGCAATGTTGTCCGATTGATCGAATAAGGTCGCTACTACTGCTTCCTCTAAATTTGGCATATAAGTTATCCCTTAAATTGTTGAGGGATAACTGTATGGCTAATCTCCGCCGGAGAAGCGCCTACGCAAGTTATCCCGTATATCTTTTGTTGCAATGGTGGGTGTACCGCTACCTGCGGAGCCACTAATAGATCGTGAGGCTGCTCTCGCCCTTTGCGATGCTGCCTGTGTAGCCTGCGCGCCCGACCTAGCGGCCATCTTTGAAGCGATGCCGGCGAATGTCGGATTGCCCCCAACCACATAGTTGTATGCCGTTTCGAGTATCTCCTCAGGAGAGCCGTAACGACCGGATTGGGTAAAAGCCGTAACTAAAGGAGCCATTTCAGCCTCTAACTGCGAGGATGTTTCTGGATCTCTGAATAACGGCTTGCTATTCATAAACGACTCTACCACTCTGCCATTGTAATACTCAACCGCTTTTTCTTGCTGTGCAGCTTGGACGGCTTCAAACTTCTGTTCTGCTATCTGCTCTGCCTCTGCTCTGGTCAAGTATTCGGGCGGTGCCTGGTACTGTTCATAACCTGGTTGCATTAAATCTTGCATAGATAGCCCGTAGCTATCCAGCCAGTCCCTAGCCGTAGCAATAGGGTCTTCTTGCATAGACCTGTCCCAAGCAATAGAGCGCCTGGTAACGTCAGCTATGTTAATCCCGTTCTTTGCGTAATTGTCTCGGTGCTCTCCGACCGCATCGTAAATAGCTGCGTTTTCCTTACGCAGGTGCTCTACTTCCTGCATCTTGCGAGTATAATCGCTGCGTGTCTCGTAAGACCTGCGGTTAGTATAGTCTTGAATAATGTGCATGTTCTCAGGAGTAGGATTAGCCCAAGCCTCCCGCTCCTCCTTCCGCATGTCTGCTGGAGGCACTCGGTGCTGCTGCTGTTGCTGCTGCTGCTGCTGTACCTGGCGCTGCGGCGTTCCGTCCTCTGACTCTTCACCCCTAAGCTCTGTTACCTGTCTTAGATTGCTTTCTAAGGTATCCCGTATAGATACGACTTCCTCTGCATCACGATTTGCTACAACCTCAGTAGATTCTGTCTCGTTCTCTGTATCTTCATCCATTGTTTATTCTCCCTCTTAAGTTATCTCTAAAGCCTTTCATAAACTTCTCTTCACTGCGAGAAGTCTCGCTTGGCGGGACATAGCCTCTATCATAAGCATCGCCTATTTCAATAGCTCCCGCAGCCTTATATGCTTGGCGCAACTTTGCTTTGCTAGTGTAAATTTCCTTAGGGTTAAGAGGGTTTTTAGTGGGTTCCATCTCATCGTGGATGTACTTGGAGCATTTGCCGCTCCCATCATTAAATGGATCATCTTTACCAAACACCCGTTCCCCTAGTGTGCCGAATCGTGACGGCCAGGCTTTGTCTGTCATATCCCCTCTTATCGCCCTATTGGTTTCATAGCTGCCATTGTTACTCGGATCCTCTCTAGCTCATGGTCACTTGCTAATCTGCGCTCTTCCATTAGCTTTTCACTTTCCGACATTTTTATCCGCATCTGCTCAAGCTCTAGCTTGTGAATCCCTAAGATGTTGTTAAGCCGGTTATTCTCCATTGTAACTTCCTGCTTATTTGCCATGCCCTCCGTACTGGACTGCACCTTGAGCATATCAACCTGCACCGCATTAGCCTTAATCTCAAGCTCTTGCTGCTGCATTCCAAGTTGCTGCTGAGCAATAAACTCATCAAACTGCGCTTTCTGCATAGCAAGCTGCATTTCCATCTGCTCTCGCTGCGCCTTCATTTGCTGATCCTGCATATCAAGCATGTTCCTATCCTGGCGGCCCTGAGCCTCCATTTGAACCACTTGGATACGAGTTTGCGACTCCATTTGAGCAATTTGCATCTTAGCCTGCATTTCCTGCATGACTGGGTCTGGAGGCGGCGGTTGCTTTGCTGCTTCCTCTTTCGCCATTGCAATGCCCTGGATTTGACCGAGCGCTTTCTGAAAGAGTCCATCTAACTCCTTCCCTGTCTTAAACCGCCTAATTACGTTTTGGAATAGCTGAAGACTAAAGTCTAATAGCGGAGGGTACTGCTCAATTAAGCTACGCATTTCATTAAAATACGTTCCTGCCGTCCCAATTAGCGCCGCACCCTCTGCCTGCTCTGCTGCCTGGTCCACTGCAACCATAGAGTCTGAAGCAATCACAATCCTATAATCACGGCGTTTATCATTCCTAAGAATGTCCATGATCTCACGCTTCCTCTTGTCGATCTCAACAGTTGGATCAACAGGCGGTGGAGGTGGTGGCATTGGTGGCTGCGGCATTGGTGGCATACCGCCTTCGGGTGCGCCTTCCATTCCCTCGCCTTCGGGTGGCATTGGAGCTTCCTGCGGCTCCTCCTCTGGAATGTCTATAAGTGGCGATATAAGATTGTCAGCATCGCCAACCTCCATAATCGTAGACTCATCAAACTGTGTTGCTATAATAGCGCCTAAGTTTGCAAGCCCATCACTAATAAACTTAGTAA